TCGGGCGTGTAGATTCTTTGATTCAAACTAATATATTTTCAGGGCATCAAATTACTACGCCATCAATCTTTGGTATTGCAGAGGCTGGTAAGTTAGGCAGCCGTTCAGAAATGAGAGACGGCTATGAGATATTCAAAAATACTTATGTTAATAGTAAGCAGATGCACCTTGAAAGTGTATTTAATATGCTATTTAAATACAGAGGTATTGAAGATGCTGATTTAAAAATTATACCTACAGAAGCAATTGGAATTGAATTGACAGAGAATGGTTTATTACAAATAATGTCTAAAGACGAACTTAGAGATAAAGTTGGATTGATGGCACTTGAAGAAAAAACATCAGCAACAAATCAAGACGTTATTAATGCAATAAATAACTTATCGCCTTTAGTTGCAAATAAAGTATTGAATCAGTTAACACCAAATGAGCTTAGAGCATTAGTTGCTTTACAACCAAAAGAAGGTGGCGAAGATATACAAGTAGCACAACCAGAAGCATTTTCAGACGATTTCAGCGTGTTTTTTGAGTTTGGCGAGGATAAGGCTTCATACAATATTTGGAAGTCAAGAACTCGTTTTAATGATGATTCTGAATATCAGCTATTTGCAGAGGTAAATCAATTGCAAGCCAATGTGCTTGATTTGATGGCTAAGGATAAAAGAATAACGCCAGAAGTTTTGGCGACTACCTTAGATCAAAGCGTTGATACTATCAATGAAGTTATTAAAAAATTGATTGATGATGGGCATATTCAACCAAAGCAATACACAATAGGTAAGGGGATTGATGAGAATGTAATTACAGAGCATACTTTGACAGAGCCATTAAAGGATATTTTAGAAAAGATTAAGCCACAGACAACGGAATTGCTGATTAGATATTCTTATGAATGGAAAGCAGGATTTAGTAATGCAGATAAGGATACAAGCCGTCCATTTTGCGTAGCTTTATTAGACGCAAATAAGGTTTATAGCCGTAGCGAAATAGAGTTAATGAGTGCAAGATTAGGATATTCAGTATGGGATCGTAAAGGCGGTTGGTACACAAAGCCTGGTACTAATACACACGAGCCAAGTTGCAGACATCAATGGGTTTCAAACATAGTAACAAGAAAAAAATAATGAGCAAGAATACTTTATTTATATCAGTCCAGTCAATTAAAGACAGAACAGGATTGCACGCAAACGTAGATGAAAAATTAGTATTGCCTGAAATTAAGACGGCGCAAGATATGTATATTTTGCCTGCATTAGGATCGGCACTTTACAATGAATTACAAACGGCGGTTGATACCAATACATACACAAATTTACAAACTACTTTATTGGATGATTACATTGTAGATACATTAATCTATTTTGTAATGTCTGAATTACCACAAGGCTTATCGTTTCAGTTTTATAACAAAGGGCTTTTAAGAAAGTCAGGCGAAAATCAAGAAAATCCGTCAATGCAAGATATGATTGATGTGGCTAATAGATACAAAGCCAGAGCAGAATTTTACAAGCAAAGGTTAATTAAATACCTAAAACAAAACAATGCTTTATATCCTAACTATTTAAACTTTGGTAGCGGCATTGATTCAATCAAGCCTGATAATGAAGGTTACACAGTTTCAATGTATTTAGGGGATGCTTGTTGCAATGATGATGATTACGAGGGTAAACGTAAAAGAACTTTTGAGGAAAGGTATCAGGGTAATATTGGATGCTGCTAATATGAGTAAACAAGTAACTATAAAAAACCAAAATAAGCTAAAAGTTTATTTGGAAAAAGCTAAAAAGAATGACTTTGAATCAAATCGTCAGCGAACTGACAAAGATAGGAAACGACCACGAACAAATTAATTTTGTTTATTTTGGCGATGTCTGGGAACGATTAAGCAATGGCGAGGTAACTTATCCTGCTATGTTTTTTACGTTAACGGGTGCTAATATAGCTGCTAAGGAAATAGATTACAATTTTAGTTTTTACTTTATGGATAGGATGCTATCAGAGGAAACAAACGAAACGGAAGTTTTATCAGATCAAACATTGGTAGCACAAGATTTTATTGCGCAGTTAAGATACCCAATGGATTATGGGATAGTTACTTGGACTTGCGGGGATAATATTCCAATGACATATTTCACGGAATCTGATCCTGATTTTTTAGCAGGTGTCAAGTGTGATATTACTTTGAATTTACCATTTATAAACAACAGGTGTCAAGTGCCTACAAATTATACTTATTAATGGAATCAAAAAAAATTAATCAGTTAGCGACAAGCGTTTCGCCACAAACTTCTGATTTAACAATTATAGGCGATCCGATTACAGGAGTAAGTAAAAAGATTACGTTATTACAGATAGCTAATTTATTTGCTACAACAGGTACAGTTACAAGTGTTGGAGTTACAGAAACAGGCAACGCTTTAACAATAACAGGCAGTCCAATTACAAGTGCAGGAACGATAAATATTGGATTTGCAGGGGATGCTACTCAATATGTTAGAGGGGATGGCGCATTGGCAGATTTCCCAACATCAACAGGTGGGGGAAGTTCGGTTAGTTACTATCTAAATTCAAGTGTAAGTCAAGGTACTATCGGTGGGGTTGATTATAGAGAATTTAGTAAAGACCCTATTGCAGGTGCAGGAACAGATATTACGGCTTCAACTAATGGATACATAGCAAGTTACTTAACTGATGCTAACGACCCTGCTTTATTAGAAGTACCTGCAGGAAACTTTAATTGTGAATTTTATTTTAGTGTTAATTCTAATGCTCATAATCCTTATGTATATGCAGAGGTTTATAAGTATGACGGCACTACTTTTACTTTAATAGGAAGTAGCCAAAGCGTACCTGAATATTTAACAAACGGAACTACTTTAAGTCCTTATTATTTTGCTATCCCTGTTACTCAAACTACTTTAGCAATAACTGATAGAATAGCTATTAGAATATATGTTAATGTGGATACAAGAGTAGTTACTTTACACACAGAGAACAATCATTTGTGCCAAGTAGTTACAACATTTTCTAAGGGATTAACTTCGTTAAATAACTTAACAAGACAAGTACAATTTTTAGCGACAGGAACAAGCGGAACGGATTTTAACATATCAAGTTCAACGGCTACTCATACTTTTAATCTGCCTGTGGCTTCGGCTACAAATACAGGTAAGTTAAGTTCAACGGATTGGAGTACGTTTAATGCAAAGCAACCTGCAATAGGTTATACTCCTGCCAATGATAGTTTAGTAGTGCATTTAGCAGGTACAGAAACAATCACAGGAAATAAGACTTTGAATGGTGATAATGTATATAATGGCGTTAACGTATATAATACTTATCAAACAAGATTTACGGCTGGTATTGCAATTAATCAAACTTTAAGTGGTGGTGCAGTTAGTAGTCATACAGTTATCGGAGCAAATGTTAATGGATTAAATGTTAACTTTCCTGCAGGGGGATATAATAGTTTAAACTTTGCAAGTACAAGCGTGGGCAATACTTACACTTTCCCAAATGCTACAGGTACGATTGCATTAACATCTAACCTTAGTGGTTACGTTCCTTATACAGGAGCAACTGCAAATTTAGATATGGGTACAGGCTCATTTGGTATAAATACAGGACAATTCTTATTGTTATCAAAAAATGGTAATGATAGTTTAGGTTCAAGTGCTTATCAAGGTTTTTTAAATTTATCAGGAAATGATGGAATTTATTTACAATTAAATTCAAGTAATAATTTGTCTTTTTTTGGTAGAACTTCAGGAACTACTTCAAGTCAATTAATGACATTTACAAGAAGTGGTAATCTTGGAATAGGAACTCCAAGTCCATTGTCACCTTTACAAGTTGTGGCAACAGGAACTATTGTTAGACTTGGTGAGCAATCAGGTACAACAGGGAAACAATTTTTAATAGGCATAGATGCAACAAGTGGTAGAACAGAATTGCAATCAGTATGGCAAGGAACGAGTTTCACTCCTTTAATTTTACAACCAAGCGGTGGTTCAGTTGGAATCGGAACTACATCGCCAACACAAGGTAAATTACAAGTAGAAAATAGCGGAAGTGATGCATTAATAAATATAAATAATACTACAACCAATGGTTCTGCTTTATATATGACTGTATATACAAGTGGTTCATTAATAAGTTCAGGAAGAATATTGCAAGATAATTCAGGCAATATGAGATTCTTTACAGGCACTTCAAGTGACACCGAACGTATGCGTATTACAAGCGGTGGTAATGTTGGAATCGGAACGAGTAGTCCTAATTCACTTGGTAGTGGTGCTAATCAACTTGTAGTTGGTAATGGTTCATCAACACAAGGACTAACAATTTATACTGGTTCTACAAGTGATGCTAATATCTATTTTGCAAATGGCACATCTGGTAGTCAAGTTTATAATGGTGCTATTGTATATAATCACTCGTCTAACTATATGATTTTCGCTACTAATGGCGGAGGCGAACGAATGAGAATCACATCAGGGGGTAATGTTCAAATAGGTGGAACAACTGGAAGTGATAGCAGATTATATATTAAAGGAGTTTCTGCAACAAGTTCAAATAATGCATTATTAATACATAATAGCGCTGGAAGTGATTTATTTTTTGTTAGAAATGATTCTTTAGTATGTACACCTGGAACATATAGTTATGCTTATGCATCAACTGCAAACGTATTTGTCCAAGCGGATGGTTTTTTAGGTAGAAATACATCTTCTTTAAAATATAAGCATAGTATAGAGGATTATAAAAGAGGCTTAGTTGATGTATTAAAAATTAGACCAGTACTTTATGAATCTAAGAATCCAAGTGAAGCTGGTAAAAAGTTTACTGGATTTATTGCAGAAGAAATAGATGCTTTAGGTTTAACTGAATTTGTACAATATGCAGAAGATGGCACACCTGATGCATTGCAATATCCTCATTTTGTTGCATTATTAGTAAAAGCTATCCAAGAACAACAAGCACAAATAGAAGAACTTAAACAATTAATTAAAAATAAATAATATGAAATACTGGTTTATCAATCAAATGGCTTGTGTACCTAAAGATGGGGAATTAATTGACTTTGTAATTACTGTTGATTGGTCAAGAATGGCTAAAGAAACAATTAACGGAGTAGAATACTTTGCTTCGGTTTATGGCAGTCAATCATTCTCAAAGGATGATGTTACTAACTTTATCCCTTATGAGGACTTAACCTATGACATTGTTTGTGGTTGGTTGGATGCTTCTATTGATGTAGAGGCTTTAGACCTTAATTTAGATGCTCAAATAGAGAATCAAGTTAACCCACCGATAATTTCTTTGCCTCTGCCTTTTTCTAATCCTTAATCTTTATCTTTGCTTTAATGGCATACGTTTACAGACATATTAGGCTTGATAAGAATGAACCTTTTTATATTGGCATAGCTACTCATATAAAAAGGGCTTATGAGAAGAATCAAAGAAAAAACATAATTTGGAAATCAATAGTTTCAAGAACCAATTATGATGTAGAAATATTATTTGATGATTTAACAAGAGAACAAGCATTAGAGAAGGAAATTGAACTTATTTCTTTGTATGGTAGAATAGATAAAAAGACAGGCACACTTGCTAATTTAACCGATGGTGGAGAGGAAATGAATGGATTATGGAATAAAGGTAGAAAAGCATCTGAAGAAACAAAGGCTAAATTAAGAGAAGCTGCAAAACATAAACCCCCTCTTACAAAAGAAAGAAATTTAAAAATATCTATTGCATTAAAAAATAGACCAAAATCTGAAGAACATAGAAGAAAGTTATCAGAGTATTTTAAAGGGAAATCAAATGGTTCTTGGACAGATGAACATAAAAGAAAAACTGAACAATATTGGCTATCTATATATGAACCAATAGGTCAATATGATAAAAATGATAATTTGATAAAGGTTTGGTACAATAGAAGATATATTTATAAAGAATTAAAAGCTAATGCTGCTTGTATGACAGAGTGTTTAAAAAATTATAATAGAACCCATAAAGGCTATAAATGGGCATTACTTCCTTTGTCATTTGTTAATCCGTAACAAATAACTATATTTGTGAATAAAATAAAATAATATGATTACATTAAACGAGCAGCAATTAAACGACTTAAAGGCATTTATTAACAAAATCCCTACAGAGTTTGGATTACCATTATTAACTTTCTTTGGTCAGCTTGAACTTGAGCAAAAGCCTAAAGAGGAAAAAACAGAAGATTAATGACACAAGATAGCAGTCAAGCATTAGTTAATACAGGTATAAGCCTTACGGCAGCATCATTAACACTAACACAGGTACAACCTTTTGTAACTTTGGTGGCAGGTTTGACTGCTATTATTTCAGGGGTATTTGCAATTAGATATTACTACAAAGCAAGTAAAAGATTTAAGTAATGTATAAGAATATAGTAATAGCGATATTGGTTATTATTGTGTTTCTTTTTATAAAGGACAAATCTGAATATATAGGTCAGTCTTCGGTTATCGTAGATACCGACACAGTTTACCAACAGAAAACTTTTACTAAGTACATTAAGGGGAAATCTATCCCTTTTGTCGTTTTAGACACAATTTACAATATAGATGAGGTTCACGATACAATTACTATCGTAAAAGACTACAACCAAGTAAAGGTTTATTCTGATACTATGCGCATAGATTCATTAGGATACGCATATATTCAAGATACGATCTCACAAAACAAGATTCAGGGTAGAAGTTTTAAAACTGAAATAAACGAAAAAACTATTTACGTTACAAAGACTATAATACCAAAGCCTAAGAAAGAGGTTTACTTGGGTGTTATAGGCGATTTAAGGGCATTTGATAACAAATTAGGGTTAGGACTTGGTCTTGGGTATAAGACGCCTAAAAACGGCTTATTTACGATAAACGCGACTACAAATCATTATTCATTAGGTTACTATAAAAAATTATTTTAAAATGGCTTTACCTGTAGATTTCAAGACATTCGCTAAAAACCCTGTGGTTGCAACTTTATTCATCGTTCTATGTGGCATATCTGCTCTGTATATTGATGTGCGTTCTACCTTTAAAGACCAGATTACAAGTCAAGGGGTTAAAGTTGAAAAGTTAGATGAGAAGGTTGATATTATGCAAGTGGCTTTAAGAAGATGCGATTCATCTTTAGCATCTGCAACGGCTAAACTAAGCACGCTTGAAAGTTTGGGTAAAATTCAATCTATTAAGTAATGAAATACTTATTGTTTATATTTTTATTCGGTTGTACGGCATCGGCTCAAAACCAAAGTGAGGACATAAAAGATGATATTGAGTTCCAAAAGTTAATGAATAAGGTATCGGAAACAAATACTTTGTCAGTTCAAGTACAAGCTAAGGCAAGTAAAAAGGAAGCAGAGTTAGTTACAAAAGCAGTTGCAACAATAACCGAATTAAAACAAGAAGTTAAAATATTAAAAACCGAATTAAGTGAAGTTAAAGCATCTTTGGATAGTGTTAGTAATGATTCTGGTATCAGTTTCAAGCTACTCGCAATACCCAATAATAAAGAAAATTAAACAAGATTCGGTTGTTATAATGACCATTGAGCAAGGCAAAGAAATAAACGCTTTGTATTTAGGTTATAAAAAGACAATAGATTCATTAAAAATTAAAACAAAGTATTATGATTCAGCAATTAATCAAATTAGTAAAAAGCAAGATACAATCAACATTTACAGATATCATATTCAAAATACTAAACCAACCACAGGAATCCAAGAGTTTAAAGAAACCTACGAGAAAGAAAAAGGCATAAACAGATTATGGACATTAGCTTTATTTATGGCATTAGCACTTATTAAAACACAATAATATGAAATGGATAGCAAATTTATTATCGGACGAAAGGGGATCAATTAGCACTAAAAGAGTAATCGCTTTATTGAGTGCTTTATTTTTATGTATTACTTTATTGGCTAATTCGTTTAGCCACGTTGAAGTAGCACCAAGCGACAAACTTGTAGACTGCGTTATGGCTATTTGTATAGCTGCAATGGGTACGAGTACAATTGATAAATTCTCAATTAAGAAAGATGCCGAATAACGAAAAAAGAGCATTACTCATAGGCTTTATCTTATGGGTAGTGTTATTGACATATTTTACAATTAAAATGTTATAAAAATGAAAGACCAAAAAACATTGGAACGAATCCAATTACTCCATCCTAAGTTAAGAGATGAAGCGTTAACGATGTATGATGAGATTGTTGCAGCTTTAACAGGAACGGCAGCTTGTCGTTTTGCTTATACGCTTAGAACATTTGCAGAACAAGATGCATTGTTTGCACAAGGTAGAACAAAGCCTGGAGCTATTGTTACTAAGGCTAAAGGCGGTCAGTCTTATCATAACTACGGATTAGCTATTGATATTGTTTTGTTAGTTGACAAGGATAAGAATGGCACTTTTGAAACCGCAAGTTGGGATTTAAAAACTGACTTTGATGGCGATGGTAAAAGTGATTGGCAGGAGATTGTAGCTATTTTTAAGAGATACGGCTACGAATGGGGTGGCGATTGGAAGTTTAATGATGCACCACACTTTCAAAAAACACTTGGTAAATCAATTGCAGAATTACAAACATTACATAAAACAGGCAAAGTTGACAAGAATGGCTTTGTACTAATTTAAACTTATGCTAAAAACAAAACGCAGGAGGCTTTTTTTCGACATAGAAACATCGCCTAATATTGGGTTGTTTTGGGAAGCAGGATATAAAAAGAATATTGATTATTCAAACATAATTCAAGAACGTGCAATCATTTGTATCTGTTATAAATGGGAAGATGAAAAAGAAGTTTATGCTTTACAATGGGATGCGAAGCAGAATGACAAGCGTATGCTTGAACAATTTATTGAGGTTGCAAATGTGGCTACTGAAATGGTTGGACATAACGGGGATAAATTTGACTTGGCTTGGATCAGGACAAGGTGCTTGTTTCACAATATCCAAATGTTCCCAAAATATACAACTATTGATACCCTAAAGGTAGCCAGGCAGAAGTTTAGATTTAATTCAAATAGGCTTAATTATATAGCGGATTTTTTAGGCATAGGGCAGAAGATTAAAACAGAATATAGCCTTTGGAAAAACATTCTATTGCATAAGGACAAGGCAGCAATGGAGGCTATGATTAAGTATTGTAAAAAAGATGTGGTATTGCTTGAAAAGGTTTTTAAACTTTTAAGCGCACATATAGAGCCTAAAACGCATTACGGAGTTATATTTGGACAGGATAGAGGTACTTGCCCTGAATGTGGATCAGATGATTTAATTAAAAACAATAAGGTAGTAACTGCAACAGGCTTAACCAGGATTCAATATAAATGCAAAACTTGTAATCACTATCATTCTAAAACTGATAAATAATGTCTAAATTATTATATAATATTATAAATGATTTAATAGATCGCGAGGAAAAAGGTTTAAAGGAATACTTGACTACTATGGACAGAACGGATCTAACAGAATTAGAATGGTTGCAGCACGCTTACGAGGAAGCATTGGATTTAAGCATTTATTTAAAAAAACTTATAAAAATTAAAACAAATGAAAATGCCTAAAGGATTTAACAAATGGACTTTATTGCAGCAAGAAGATTATTTTACAAAAAAATTGCAAGAATTATACGATATTGAAAAAGAGATAAGAAATGTTTTAGCAAAGATTCGTGGTGGAAATAAAATGGAGTTTAAAGAAATAGAAAGACCTGATGAAATAATTTTAAAAGATTTATAATGTCAGACGAAAAACAAGAAGTAAGCGAGGAAATAGAATGGGAAGATGCCGAAACGACCACGCGAAGCGATTTGATTAGTTGCGCATATTATGCAATATCAGCCGTTGAAGATATTGATTTGACTTTAGTTTCTAAAATTGAAGCTAATAGAATCAAGACAATTAGAAGGCAGTCTTTGGATATTATTGCAAACGTTATCGGGGAAATGCACGCTGAAATCTTTGATGTTGAGGAAGATATATAAATAAATAATTATATATAATGTATTACCACTTATAATAAGTGGCTTTTTTTTGCAAAATAAATTAATAAAGTGTATATAATATGGATAAAAGTTGTATATTTGTCCTGTCGTAATAAAACCATACGGCATAAATACTATGAAAAAATTTGAATTTGTTTCGGAAACGAAATACAACAAACCAGATGATCCTTATTTTTACACTAAAGAGGACGGCTATTTTGTATCTGATTCTGGTAGCTATGACAAAGATCAAGCCTACGATAAGTTTTTAATTTTAGCACAGGGCGGATCTTTAAAACCGACAACCCAAGTACTTGAGGAAAAATTTTTAGAAACAAAAGATTAACCAATGAATACATTACTTCAACTTTCAAACCTAAGGGATAAGGTTAGTTATTATGAATGGCTATTTGATATAAGCGATAAATCAAATGCTCAAAAAAGATACGAAATGTTAAAAAATGCTCGTAAAACTTTAAAGGATTTTAAAGCAGTTTACTATCCACATTTATTGCAGCAACCTAAAAACCCTTTTAAACCAATACCTTTTACGCCTATGTCTGAATGGACAGAAAAATTTGAGGAGTACGGGGATATGTATTAAATTTATAAACCTAAAATAAATCTATGAAAACATCAATGCAAGAACTATTAGAGTACATTAAAAATGCTCACACTTTTACATTCCTTCCAGAGCAATTAGCTAAAACAATTGAAGATAAATATTTGCCTATTGAAAAAGCCCAAATTAGACAAGCCTTTGATGATGGCGAAATCAACGTATGGAACGGCAAAAGAGATGAATCATTTGAATATGAGGGTGGCATAAACTATTTTGATAAAACTTACAAAACCAATTAACCTATGAAATTAGTAAAAATTCAAGCCGAATTAAAAGCACCTAAAAACCAAGTTAATGCATTTGGTAAATATAAATACCGAAGCGCAGAGGACATAATAGAGGCAGTAAAACCAATACTTTATAAGTATGAAACCGCCCTTTTAATTAGTGATGAGGTAGTACAAGTTGCGGATCGTATTTATGTAAAAGCAACCGCTATGTTAATAGATGAAAATAATGAGGAAATCCCTGTAAAGGTATATGGTTGGGCGCGCGAGGAGGAAGTAAAAAAAGGAATGGACGCTGCACAGATTACAGGATCAGCGAGTTCATACGCGCGTAAATACGCCCTTAATGGTCTATTCGCAATAGATGATACAAAAGACGCGGATGCTACTAATGAGCATAAGGACGAAGTAGGCGAGGAAAAACGTATGAAGCTAATTGCACTTTTAGAAAATACCATCTGGGATGAAAGCCTTAAAAGTAAACAGGCTATCAAGATAAGTGCTTATACTACAAATGAGCAATACGATAAGGCTTATAAAATTATATTAGCTAACCAAAACAAGTAAAATGCAAGAAACATATCAAGATTTAGAGAAAGGTATGCAAAACCTTTTACCTATGGAAAGGCAAATGCTTTTAGCAAAAATATATCATTATGCCTGGTATAATAAGGAAGCATACGACCAATTGATTAACTTTGTAAACCATTGGGAAAAACATTCGGAATTTAAAGCAGTATTTTTTAAACAGGATTCAGAAGAATCCACAAACCAAATATAAAATGATAGAAAAAAAAGAATCAATCGGTGCCTGGAAAAACCAAACCAAAGACGGCAAAGAGGTAATTAAATTTTCAATAAACGGACAACGTTATAATATGTGGGTAAATTCATATAAGGATAAACCTGCGCAGCCTGATTATAAAATTTATGAAGATAATTACGTTGCGCCTACAGAAACAAAATTAGCTAATGATGACTTAGAATTTTAATTATGGAGTATAACAATATAGTACAATGTTATAAAGATCAGTTGCAAAGTTTACGGATGTTTCATAAAGAATTAGTTAAAGCTAATTTGATAACAGATGATATTGCAATAGGATCTGTGCCAACAAGCATTATGCCGCATAGATTAGTTGAGTTAGTTGAGGACGTATTTGACACAAGCATCCAGATTAAGAACAGAAGGCAAAGCGTTATATTTGGACGCAAGGCGGCGGCTTATATTCTTAAAAAATATACTCAATTATCCCTTAATGAAATAGCTAAACATATCGGGGTTGGGGATCATACAACAGTTATTTATAACATAAAAACGGCTGAAAATTTAATGTTTACCGAAAAATGGTATAAAGAAAAAGTTGATGAAATTGAAAAAGAAATAGAAAATTTTAGTAAATTTGTAAAAGAATAGGATTATTGCAGAATCCTTTTATCCAAAAATATTGCCTAAAGAGGCGTAGGTACTGCAATTACCTGCAAATCTGAGGGCATTTTTATTTATGAAAAGCAGTACATATTATTTTAGCCACGATTATAATGCGGCAAATGATACTAAGATTCTTTTTCTTAGGCATCAATTAGGTATGGAGGGATACGGCATTTATTGGTATCTTATAGAGCAATTAGCCAACGCAGGCGGAAAACTACCATTAGAGCTTATTCCTGTATTAGCTATGCAAATGCATTGCACAGATGTCAAAGTAAACGGCGTATTAATGAATTTTGATTTATTTACTATTGAATCAGGGGAGTTTTGGTCGCATAGATTACAAGAACATTTAGAACTTAGGCTAAAATTAAGCCAAAGCGGAAAGGCAGGTGCGAATAATAGATGGAAAAATGGGGGGGCTATTGGGGGGGCTATTGGGGAGGGTAATGCAAAGGAAAGAAAAGGAAAGGAAATAAAAGGAAATATAAATTTATTAGAAGATATACAAAATTTTAAAAGTGAATTAGGGGATGAATATGATAATTTTATAATGTATTGGACAGAACCAAATAAAAATGGTAAATTACGTTATGAATTAGAAAAGTTTTTTGATATTAAACGCCGAGTTAATACCTGGCTGCAAAATAAAAACAAATATGGAAATTCAAAAAATACTGACGCAACCGCTTCAAGTCGCAAACGAATGGACGACCTTGCAAAGTGGATTAATCGCTAAAGAAGATTTGCCAATTATAGAAGCCTTTAAGGGGGATAAGTTAAATCTGATTAGTCCTGTAACGCTTCGGGAAAATTTAGCTTATATCTTTACATTGATTGGGCTTACGCGACTACCTGACACGATTGAATTAGAAGTAATTGAGGATTTTATAAGATCAACATATCCTTTTTTTACAATACAAGAAATGCGCATAGCTTTTAAGATGGCAGTTCAAGGTAAATTTGATTGCAATATTGAGCATTACGAAAAGTTTAGCCCTAAATATATATCTGGAATAATGAATGCCTACAAATCAAAAGCTAATCAAGTGCGTAAAAATATACCGCCACCACCAGAGCAACCCGTAAAACAATTAACAGAACAGGAAATAGTTGATTTTACAAAAGAAGATTGGTTAAATGGCAAGCGTCAAGATTTTAATAGGGTATTTAATGCTGATAAGGTTTTTAAGATTCTTTTAAAACAAGGTAAGTTAGCCTTTACACAGGAACAGATATTAGAAACAATAAGAGTAGTTAGGGAAGATAACTTATACAGGCTAAATAAAATGCATCCTTTAGACGCAAAAAAGTTTAGTCAGGATATAAAAAGAGATGATTTTATTGAATTACAATGTAAAAAATTAGCACTTGTCAGATACTTTGAGAGTTTTTCAGGTTAAGTACACTTATTGTGGTAGCCTTAAATATTGTTATACTATAAATTTTTTTGACTGCTATCCTACAAGACAGGATGCTATTGATAACACAAATAGGCTTAAATTTAAAAAACAATTTTACGAATTACTATGGACATATCGGCAAACGACCTAACAAAGTGGGCTAAAAAAAACCTTGAATATGCGGGATTCAGGTTAAATAGAGTAAACAATATTCCATACGGAAAGCGTAAAGGAACGATACAAAAGGGATGGGCTGATCTGCAAGGTTATAACGATAAGGGTATTTATGCAGCGATTGAAGTAAAAAAAATAGGGGATAAATTAAGCTTGGAACAAAGGGAACGATTAAAAGATATTTACGAATGTGGTGGAATAGTTTATATTTGTACTGAAATAGAAAGCAAACCCGCATTAGTTGAATGGTCAAAAATGAAATTTTAGCGCAGTATTGGACTTCAAAAGAAGTCAATGACGCATTTGACAAGATGCATCCAGAGGAATTGCGCTATGATTTAAAGGCAGAAGTTTTTTTAGTTCTTTGCGAAATGGAAGATAATAAGTTAGTAGGTATGTTTGAAAGGAATGAGTTAAAATTTTATATAGTTAGGATTATGCTCAATATGATTAAAAGCGACCGAAGTACTTTCTATAAGAATTACAGAAATTACACGGAGTTTGTGGATCAGGATTTTGTTTCAGATGACTACGATAAAAGTATGTTTGAAAAGTTAGAAGCAAATATGGAGGGGCTGCATTGGTATAACAAAGAGATTTTAAAACTATATGCTATTGACTTTAAAAAGAACGCTAAAGAGTTAAGCCGTAAGACAGGCATACCATATATGTCAATCATACGGACGATAAATAAAACCAAAAAACAAATGAAAACAAATATTAGAAAATGATTTTATCAATTATAACTGCTATCTGTGCATCATTATTTTTTATTGAGATTCATAACCTACAACATAAATGGGGAATTAATTTCAAGCCCTTTAATTGTGGAAGTTGCTTGGCTGCGTGGCTTGCGCCAATACACTATTTCCTGCCTGAATTAATACAGAATATTACAAGTACAATGTTTATAGCTGGATTCTTAGCACCAATAATAACTAAATTAATGTGGTCTTTATGGAAATAAAACAAGAGCATAGGGAATGGCTTACGGCTAATATAGGCAATTATGAATGTGCAAAGAACGGATACATAAGAAATCTTGAATTAGAGGAGTTAAAAATGTACGAGCATATTTATAGATTATATTTAGATCCCAATTTTATCGTATCAGTATGGTGCGGAGCTTGTAAGTTTGAAATGGTAATGCGATTATATCAATGGTTTGAAAAACAATAATATGGCAAATTTTATACATCCAACGGCAATCATAGGCGATAACGTTATCTTAGGGCATAACAATTATATTGGGGCTTATTGTATTATAGGCGACCAGGCAGAACATAAAAAATATTGGCTGCAACCAAAAGGCAAAGTGATTATAGGAAATGGAAATATGATTACAGGCTTAGTTACAATAGACGCAGGAACGGAAGATATTACAACGATTGGAAATAATTGTTTTATAATGAAGCACGCACATATAGGACACGATTGCCATATTTACGATAATGTTACGATAAGCTGCGGTGCAAAAATTGGCGGACATTCTGTTATAAAAGAATATTCAAACATTGGATTAAACGCCGTATTGCATCAGTTTACAATTATAGAGCAAGGTTGTATGATTGGCGCAAGTGCTTTTATAAAAGGATCAACAGAGGAATTTAGTAAATACGCGGGCGTGCCTGCAAGAAAAATAGGAAAAAATGAATATAGCCGTAATCTTATTAACCCTAAATAGAAACGACTTAACAAAGCGCGTTATTGATCAGAACTTTTTTAATTCTGGATATGATGCCGATTGCTTTTTAGTTGACAATGGCAGCGATCAAGTACCTTATGATTTATATAATTGGGCAAATTGCAATGTCGGAAATAAAAGAGGCATAGGCGCGGGAGTAAATGCAGGGCTTAATATGACCAGAGGATATGACGGCGTATGCTTATTAGCAAATGATATTTTACTTCCTACCAATTGGCTTAAAAATTGGGTTATGTTTGCGAAGCAAGTACCAAAAACAGGCATTAGTGGAATACATTGCGTTGAGGAGTTACCGCCATTGCAAGACGGAATTCATAAAACACATACGCCATTTGGCGATAATTTTATAACAAGGGAATTGATTGACGCGATCGGAGGCTATAATACTGAATACGATCCATACGGAATGCAGGATAGGGATTATGCAGAAAGGGCTACTATTGCGGGTTTTACTAATTACTATATTCCTGATTTAAGAAGCGAACATATCGGACACGACGTTGGGAATGGAACAGATTACAGGGCTATGAAGGATGCAAGCCTACAAAGGGCGCAGGCGGTTTGGGAAAAGTATCAACCTATATACCATACAGAAAAAAAACTTAGATGCGAATTTTAGCAATAACAAGTAAGCAAAGCGGTGTGGGGTATCATAGGATAATGATGCCATTGGTTAATATGAAAAAAGATTATTGCTTAATTACTGATACGTTAAGCGAGGAAACATTTGATGGGAACTTTGATATTGTGGTTATGAATAGGATGCTTGCTAACATAACGCCAGAGCAAATGATTGAATGGCGCAAAAAGTATGGCTTTAAGTTAGTAGTTGATAATGACGATCATTGGCAACTTGATCCTTCGCACATACTTTATCAGCACTATATTTTAAATCAGATACCAGAACAGATTATAAGTTGGCTATTGATAGCAGACCTTTGTACTTGCACCCATAGTAGATTGGCAGAGGAAATATACAAGCACAATATAAACGTAGAAATATTGCCTAATGCTATTCCCTATGGAGAGGAGCAATTCATCTTAGATAAAAAGCCTTCGGATATTGTAAGGTTGTTTTGGTCAGGATCTGGAACGCACGGAAGGGACTTGGAAATACTACGCAACCCAATGAAGCGTATAAACTTCCCTGTAAGAACAATCATAGCAGGCTATAATGAAGGCGAGAAACATATCTGGGATAATATGATATGCGCTTTTACAAATGGCTTAAAGCTAAAGCCTACGATATATAACTACAATCCTGTAACGGAATATATGGCGGCTTATTGTGATTCAGACATAAGCCTTATCCCTTTGGTGGATTCTAAGTTTAATTCAATGAAGTCGAATTTAAAAGTATTAGAAACGGCATCAAAGAAAAACCCTGCAATAGTAAGCAATGTGCATCCTTACAAGGGCTTTTATCCTGCTTGCCACGTCAATAGCCAAAAGGATTGGTATTATTGGATTAAGCTATTAACCCACGATCAGGCAGCAAGAAAGCAGTATGGGAATGACCTTTACGAGTATTGCAATAAGAACTTCAACTTACACGAAGTAAATAAGCAGAGGTTTGCTATTTATAGTAAATTGATAGGAAATGCCAGTAATTAAATGCTCAAACGGAAAATATAGAATTGGATCAGGTGCTTGCATATACGATACAGAGGAAAAGGCGCAAAGCGTATGGGCTGCAATTCGTGTATCAATGGTTGATAGTTACAAAGATTACCCACAAGCCGCAAGAGTAAACGCGCAAAGAGCAATAAATATTAGAAATCAATACGATCGTAAATGTGGAACGCCTGTTGGTTGGGCGCGCGCTAATCAATTAGCTAAAGGCGAAAATATTACAAGGGATACAATAGCAAGAATGGCAAGTTTTGAAAGGCACAGAGAGAATAGTAAAGGCGATCCAAAAGTAGATTGCGGTGCGCTTATGTGGTTAGCTTGGGGTGGCGACGAGGGCGTTGCTTGGGCGCAAAAGAAACTTGAACAAATTGATAATGAAAAAGCACGTTAAAATATACCTGGATTATTTCGGTTACGGAATAGAGGACTTTATACCCTGTGAGGCTTGCGGATCTAAAGCAGTTGACATTCATCACATAGACGCAAGGGGAATGGGCGGATCAAACAAGGCAGATACGATTGAAAACTTACAGGCATTATGTAGGCAATGCCACGTTGTAATGGGGGATACAAAGACGCACTATGATTATTTAAAAGACATACACAATAAAAAAATAGATGGCAAAGGTTAAAAGTGATTCAAAAAAGGTTAATTTTGGTAAAAGGAAATGCGGACACGCTAAGAAATCCTATAACAAACATAGCCAAAGACCTAAAGCATATAGAGGTCAGGGCAGGTAAATAAAAAACCTATGATAAAAAAAGTCAAGATTACGGAAGTAATTGCAAACCCCAACAACCCCCGTTTAATTAAAGATGAGAAGTTTAAAAAACTTGTAAAGTCAATACAGGACTTCCCAGATATGCTAAACGTCCGACCTATTGTAGTTAATAAAGATATGGTTGTACTTGGTGGCAATATGCGTTTAAAGGCAATAAAGGAAGCGGGGATAAAAGAAATTAATGTTGACATAGTTGATTGGAATGAGCAGCAGCAAAAAGAATTTATTGTAAAGGATAACGTAGGTTATGGCGAATGGGATTGGGATGACCTTGCAAATAATTGGGATGCAGAAGAATTAACCGATTGGGGTTTAGACATACCAAACTTTGATTCAAACGTATTAGAGGCAGAGGAAGATGACTTTGCAGTTCCAGATGGTGGAATAGAAACCGATATTGTTTTAGGGGATTTATTTGAGATAGGCGAACACAGATTACTTTGTGGAGATAGTACAGATAGCGACCAAGTGGCAAAGCTAATGAACGGACAAAAGGCAGATATGGTATTTACCGACCCTCCTTATGGAATCTCGCATAGTGGTAAAGGAATAAAGGGTAATGCTAAAGAAAATGATTTTGGTGAGATATTAGGAGATAATGATGTAACAGTTGCAATAGATGCTTTTAATTTGTGTCAATCTTTATTTAGCGATGCAACAATGATATTTTGGGGAGCAAATTATTATTCATCTTGTTTACCAAATGGATTTGGTTGGTTGGTTTGGGATAAGCAAAGAGAAGGAGATACTTTTAGTGGTGCAGAATTAGCATTCGTAAATAAAGGAATTAAAGTAGATGTATTTAGACATCAATGGCACGGAATGATAAAAGGTAGTGAGATGGGCGAAAAAAGAGTTCATCCAACACAAAAACCAATTGCATTAGTAGAATGGTCATTTACTAATTACAAAGCACAAGATAATATATTAGATTTATTTTTAGGTTCTGGAACTACAATGGTTGCAAGTCATAATACTAAACGCAAATGCTTTGGTATGGAACTTGATCCTAAATATTGCCAAGTAATTGTAGATAGGATGCAAAAACTTGATCCGACTTTAGAAGTAAAAAGAAACGGACAAGCGTATATAAAAACAGAACAATAACAGAATGAGCAAAGAACATTTAATACCATTTAAGCCAGGCGAATCAGGTAACCCAAACGGACGTCCGCGTAAATACGTTAGCCTACTTAAAGAGCAAGGTTACAAACTAAGCGAAATAAACGATACGATCCAAGTGATGATGTCAATGGATATGGAGGAATTAAAAAAAGTTTGGGATAATCCAAAGGCTACGATATTAGAAAAGACGATTGCCGCAGCTATGCGTAAGTCTTTAGAAAAGGGAAGCCTATATTCATTAGATACTTTGTTAACCCGTGTATATGGCAAGCCTAAAGAACAAATGGATATTCAGCAAGATACGAGGATAGAGGTTGTATTTGTTGAAGGTAAAACTATTTTATAGTGCGCATAGAATTACCAAATCCGCATATAAACCAAAAGAAGATATTAGAATGCGATAGGCGTTTTATTGTCGTTATGTGCGGAAGGCGTTTTGGTAAATCAGAATTATCACAAATACTTGCAATTAGCGAAGCGATCAAAGGCGGTCAAGTTGCATACATAACGCCAACATATAAATTGGCAAAGGCATTTTTTGAAAGGCTTACGGCAGCACTTCCTTTTAAAAACAATATCAGCAACTTAAAGATATATTGCCCTAATAACGGATCAATTGAATTTTATACAGGGGAACGATTAGACAATTTAAGAGGTCGCAAGTTTCATTTAGTTATCATAGACGAGGCAGCATTTATCCCTGACTTAGAATCAGGGTGGCAAAATAGCATACGCCCAACGTTAACTGATTATCAAGGTAAGGCGGTATTCCTATCCACGCCAAGAGGCAAGAACTTTTTTTACTCTATGTTTATGAAGCAGGGCGAGGCTGATTGGCAATCTTTTAAATTCAGTACCTATGACAATCCATATATCAATACAAAAGAAATAGACGAAGCACGATTGCAATTGCCAGAGGTTGTATTTGAACAAGAATATTTAGCAAACCCTTCGGAGAATAGCGCAAACCCATTCGGGAACGCATATATAAAAAACTGCATACGTTTAATATCAACTCAGCAAATCGTAGCTTATGGGATTGACCTTGCTAAGTCAGTTGACTTTACAGTTATCATAGGGCTTGACAATGGGGGTAACGTGGCTTATTTTGACCGCTTCCAAATGGATTGGCATAATACTAAGGAAACAATTAGAAGGCTCCCTGCTGCGCCTATATTAGCGGATAGCACAGGTGTTGGCGATCCTATCCTTGAGGACTTAAAAAGGGAAGGAATAAACATAGAAGGCTTAAAGTTTACAAGTCAATCAAAGCAACAATTAATGGAGGGATTAGCACAGGCAATCCAACAGAATAAGATAGGCTATCCAGAGGGGGTTATCGTAGATGAATTGGATATATTTGAATATCAATTTACGGCTAATGGCGTAAGGTATTCTGCGCCTTCGGGATTCCACGACGATTGCGTTATGGCATTGGCTTTAGCCTGGCAGAACTTTAACTATAAAAGGGGATCAGGGCGTTACGCCTTTGCTTAATTACCGCTTATCCTTTATATTTACCGCTTATCATATTTTTAAATAAATATTTACAAGATGTATAGAATATGTATAAAAGTTGTATATTTGAATCCTAAACCAAAACAAACACTATGAACAGATTAAAAACCTTACAAGAAAAAAGAAACGAGCAATACAAAGCGGAAAGCCTATCAGGAAAATGGTTCTGGTATATTATGGGCGGTGCTTTATTATTAACGGCTTTAATAGAAAACTTATAATATGCCATATTCAACTTGCTGCGGCGCACATACCACAATGGAAGAAATAGATATTTGTCCTGACTGCTTAGAACATTGCGATTGGGAAGATGAGGAGGAGGAGGAAACACCTCAAGAGGAATTACAACAAGATAGGGAAACGGATCGCTTATTAGAACAAGAACAAATAAACAAATTATAAACTTACGCCGCCTGAAGGATTTTTAATATTAAAAAAACAAAGGTAGTAATTTGGTGAACTTTGGGCGGCTTTTTTAAATCAATTTTATGACTAAGAATAATTATTTAATGGGGCAGGAATATATGATCCGCCTGGAAAATGAGTTGCTTATAGAAAGGATTGCAAAGATTGAAAAGGAATTAGGCTTAAAAGAAAAGGAAAATAAAGAGTTAAGGATTCAAATAAAAATGCTAAATTTAGCAATGGCAGACGTATCGTAAAACCTATACTATGATAACTAACTTTGAGGAAATCACAAAGGAATTAACAGAGGACGAAAAGAAACTTGTACCTATAATCATTAAAGGCTTAAATACTAAGACCAAAGACAATCCTATAAAGGGCGCGGATATTGTAAATGCAATAAACGAAAATAAAGATAGGTACGGCATTAAGCTATTCAGCGAGCCAAGATTAAGGAAGATAATTAACTTCATACGATCAGAAGGCATACTTCCTGTTATGGGTACATCAAACGGATACTATTGCACAAAGGATAGGGCAGAGTTACTTAACCAGATTGAAAGCCTAACACAAAGGGCGGAGGCAATAATGACAAGCGCAAACGGACTAAAAAAATTTATATTATGAAACAATTAATTGACTTTAGGGATTGGGTGGATCAGCAATGCAAGTCAGGGCAGCCTTTTACTTGCGCAGACGTATTAAATAAGATTGATGAAATCTTAGAATCGGATGATGATATTCAGGAACTTTTAGTAACTTCGGCTTATGAAATGGAATAACATTAGCGTTTGGCAGTATCAGAATATTGTAAAAACACTTGCAAATAAAGAGGATGACGAAATAGAAAAGTCGTTTAAACTTATAGCCATAGTTTACAATATGACTGAAAACCAAGTCGATAGCTTAACCCAAGCGGAGTATAAGGCAAAGCTAAAGGAATGCGATTTTCTAAATAGTTTGCCAGAAGGTAAACCTGTAAAGATTATAAAAGTAAACGGCAGAAGATACCGACCTATTTATGATATTAATAAAATGCCATTCGGAAGGTATGTAGAAAGTAAAGCATTCGTAGGGGATATTTACGGCAATCTGCATAAGTTAGGTGCTACAATGGTTATGCCACAGAAAAGAAATTGGCTTGGCTTATGGGTTGATGATAAGTACAACGCAGCGAAGCACGAAGATTATGCAGATGATATTTTACAAGCTAATTTTCAAGACGTATATTTTTCGTTGGTTTTTTTTTATCAAGTATTCAGAAATTGGATCGAAGTTACAAGGGATTATTTGGTGACCAAAATGATGATGACGGGGCAGACGAAGGAGCAATGCAGCCAAGTGGTAACAGATTTATGCAATATTTTGGATGGCATTATTCAGCCAAACTTATTGCCGACCACGAAAATATCAGAGTTGAGGAAGTTTACGACAGATTAACAATAGAGGCTTTAAATACATTGTCTTATCTAAAAGCAAAAGCGGATTACGATAGGGAGTTACATAGACAGTTGTAGATTTGTGGTTTACCCCTGCCAATATGGTGGGGGTTTTTTGTGCGGTATATTTAAGCCGTTTATCTATTTAAAGATATGAGTATTACTAAAGCACAGGCAAAAGCGGTAGCGGATAATTTTACATCCTTATATGGGCAACAAAGAACTATTAATGATGAGTTGCCTGTTATTGAGGCAATGCTTTTTAAATACGGCGCAGAATTTAAGCAACAGGCTATTGATAATTTAAACGCAAATAAATCAATCGCTTCTGGTAAAATAGAGGACATAGCTTTTGAAGTTACTAAGTTTGGCACTACTTATACATTGTCAATGGGTTATCCTAAAAATGAGCCAGCATCTAAGTATTGGGATTTTGTCAATCAAGGCGTAAAAGGAACTAAAAATATAAAGGCAGACGGCAAAACGCCATACGCTTTTAAGAGCAGTAAAAAGTCAATACCTGTTTCAGTTGTTGAGGGGTGGCTTAAATACAATAAACTTAAAACAGTTGCAGTAAAAAAATATAGCAAACTTGGGGTAGAATTAAAAGCGATAGACAGTAAAAAGAGTTTAGCGGCGGCAATAGGAAGGTCAATACACACGAAGGGTTTAAGATCAACCAGGTATTTTGATAAGGCAAGGGATAGCGTATTTGGAACTGATTTTCAAAAGATTATGAACGCAGCATTAGGATTTGATGTTGAAATAAAAATTACACAAATAGCAAACGAAATAAAAGATGGCAATAACAATAGAAAGTAGTCCTGCAACTTATAGCAGTATGCACGATGACCTTTGGTTTGTAGCGAGTTCTACAAATGTAGGCGAAACTTCCTTTAAGTTTATTTATGATATATTCATAGATGGCGCACAGGTAAGCAGAACAAAGATATATCCAGCACCAAGCGCAGAGGGCAGCTATGGTATTTACAATGCAAGTCCTGTGGTAAGGGCTTATGTTCAAAACTATTTTGAGCCTTCTGGTAGTTCAATCCTGGTAGCTACAAATGATAAGATTAAGGTTGATTATCAATACAGGGTAGGCGAGGAATATCTGAATGCATCAGGATCAATTAGTAATTTTAATTTAGCATCTGGAAATTTAAGTGCTTACAATTACTATCCGCCTTTATTTGCGGACATTCTATTTGTAAACAATAACACGCCTTTGGTTTTATCTGATTACTACGACAACTTACTTTTAGAAAATTATACAGATGATTGGCTTACAGAAAGGAATACAGATAACATTGTCTTAGAATATGGCGATAACTTTTTTGCTACCTATCTTAAAATAACTGCGGGATCTTACAATGCTTTTATAGATGTAATTAATGAAAGCGGTGCGGTTATTGATACGGCAAGCGGAAGCGTAACGCTAACAGGGCAGATGAATTTGTTTAACCTACAAGCAGGGCATATAAACACTTTTGCAGGTAGAACATTAATAACAGAGAATACTTACGGGTATAATGTTTATTTAAAATTAGGGGTGGCGGAATCGCGTAAACTTAAATTTGTTCAAAAGTGCTATCCAAAGTTTAAGCAATACAATTTACATTTCCTTAATAGATTAGGCGGTTGGGATACTATGAAATTTGCTTTGGTCAATAAAAGGTCAAGTGAGTTTAAAAGGGCTTCATATAGACGCAATGATTGGCAGTTGATAGGCAATCAGATGAGAAACAATGATGCTTACAATAGGTACAATGAAACTACTTTAAACTATGCTATTCAGCATACAGATAAATATAAGCTAATAAGCGATTGGGTTAGCCAACAGGATTACGAATGGCTTGCGCAATTAGTGGCAAGTACTATATGTTATATGGAGGTGCAAGGTGCTTATTTCCCTGTAACGATAGCTGATACAAACTACGAATATAAATTAGAGGTAAGCGATAAGCTATTTAATTTTGAGATTGGAATAGAAGTAGGCAAATATACAAATAGTCAATTTAGATAATGATTAGTACAGAAATATACATTGAAGATTATAGACTTGATTTAGTACAGGATATTAGTACCGAGTTTACATACACGATTGATGATATTACCGACTTCGGTAGTAAAAACACTTCATATAGTAAAACAATATCCATAACAGGTACGGCTACAAACAATAAAATATTTGGCTTTATATTTGATTTAGGGAATGCGAATGATACAGATGATAATTTACCGAATGTTAACTACAATTTTAACGCTTCAAAACAAGCTAATTGTAAAATATTTATTGATAAAATCCAAATATTTAAAGGAACTTTAAGGATATTAGAGATTGTTATTGATAATAAAACCATTGAGTATCAATGCTCTGTGTTTGGGGAGTTGGGTGGATTTATAACTGCATTAGGAAATAAGAGATTAACAGGCAATAAAAATGTTGCTGATAATTTAGATTTTAGTGATTACGATCATATCTACGATGTAACTAATATTAAAGCAAGTTGGGATAGCGTTGCAGGATCAGGTTACTTTTATCCATTGATTGATTACGGAAATGTAAGTACAGACAAAGTTAACTTTCAAGTAAAGTCATTTCGTCCTGCTTTATATGTAGCGGAATATATAAAAAAGATATTTGAAAAAACTGATTACACATATACATTAGATTTATTACCTGAAGATCAGAATTTTTTTAATAGACTTATAATTCCACAGAATCAAAAGAGTTTAACAAAGACCACAAGCAATTTTCCAGTAGCTACAAAAACGACAGAGCAAATAATTACAGGCTCAAGCCTTTATAGGTTTACAACAGTAACAGGATCAGGATTAGTTGCAACGTCTTCAAATAGCGTATTCACTTATACAGGCGCAGCTTCTATTACCTTAAGTATGATTTATTCATTTTCAGGGGACGCAACAAGCGGAGTTTTTAATATTTTAAAAAATGGAGTAAGCGTTTATTCAGAAAGTTTTTCAGGTGGAGTTGGCGTCGGTGGAGGATTTGAACTATTGATAAACACAAATGACGCAATAAGTTTTAGGTTTACCAACACAGCACCAAATAGAGATGATCCACCTGTTACGATAACAGAGGGCGAAGTGTCTTTTTTCTCTGAATCTTCTGTGCCTGTTGATGTAGCTTATGGAGATCAATTATTTGTTAATGATACAATCCCAAAGGGTATATTTCAAAGAGACTTTTTTTTAAGCATTACAAAGATGTTTAATTTATATGTATATGAGGACACTTGGGATGATAAAAAGATAATGATAAAACCATATATTAATTTTTATCCCGAAT